GCCATTTATGCCATCTTAGATTTAGTCTTTTTCTTTTTCTTTTTAAGCATAGCTAGTTTTTTAAAATCAGCACCAGTCAACTTGTTTCTAGGCTTTGCTACGTTGGCTATCTTCTGTTGTTTTTTTGAGTATACTTTTCCTGGCATGATTACATTCCTATCTTTGGTGACCCATGACCTAGTATCTCATCCATGACACTACGCATATCGCCACTATCTACTTTCATTACTTTGACTTTCATATCGCCATCCATATGCTCTTCTTCCATCTCTTCTTCTTCTTCGTCTGGAAGCACCATACCTTGATAACATAACAATAGAAAGTTAACTAACTGATCTGGCGTTAACTCCAATCCAGGCGAATCGTGAGAAAACCCCATCTTTTCCATGAATAGTTCAGCATTTTCATCCATGTTTTCTACATTTATGTCAGCCATATTTTACTCCTTTTTTAAGTTTTATGTTTGCTACAACTCCAAGTGCATAGCATATACTTTCGCCAATACGACTAACTACCTTTACAACTTTGTTATTCTTGCCATATCTACCTTTGGATAAATCAAACGCCATTTGTTTCGCCCATGCTAGTGCTAGTGGTTTTGCTATCTTGTATACGATACCTTTATCTCTCATTTTTGTAGCTACATATTTACCCCATGTACAATATCCACGATATACATATGGGTCAACTCTCTTTCCATATACTTGATCATATTTGTAGATATATTTTTTCATGTCACCCATTTCGTATAGTGCAGTGCATATATAAGTTCCATCACCACCACCAGTTCCAGAACTTTGTGCATCGTCAGCATAGCCAGTATTACTTACACTTACACCAGTTGAGCCAGTAGATTCGGGATCTGATGTGTCCACTCCTTCTGTTGATGAGAAATTAGTAACTCCACTATAACTAGCACCTTTACCACCACCAAGACCTGTAACGCCACTTGTAGTATCTATGCCACTAAACATATCATCTACTTGTTGTTGCGTCATAACGTCAGCTACTTGCCCAGTAGTGTTTATTCCACCAAGCCCAGCGTCAGGATCAGTTTTACCAAATGGAGTTAAACCTTGTATTGATACATTATTAGGTGTGTATCCAGACATAGGATTTAATCCAACGCCATAAGCCGTCATCTTGCCTTGTTGCATACCAAAGTTTTGAGCTTCTCTTGTAGATATTGATTTATCTTTGTTAGTATCTGCCATACTTCTAGCAACATCTAAAGATGGATTAGAAATCATTCCTGTAACTGTATCCATAAAACCTTTATTTTGACCAAGTGCAGATTGTGCTGCTTTTTCTGCGTTATAAGATGCCATACCTCTACCAATCGTGCCCATTACACTTACTGGTGTTGGTGCAAACCCAAGAGCATAACCTATGGCAGAACCTTTATTTACACCCATTCCACCAAGAGACAAACCAGTGGGATTAGTCATATTAAATCCTAAAGACAAATTATCAAATTGGTCTTGCGTTAAACTTCCCAAAGCTCCAAATTGGTCATTTCTTGCCATTGCTATCTCTTAGGTTGATGGTGCATTAAAAGGATTTATTGCATCTCTAGGATTAAAGGTTCTGTCTCTACCCATAGGCATTTGTCTCTGCATTAAATCTTCTGGTCTAGGTGTAGGCATTGGCATAGGTGCTTGACCACCTGCAGGAACTCCACTTAGTGCTCCCATACCACTTCCAGTTTCAGCACCAAATTCTTCTGGTCTGACTGGAGATAACGCCTTTTCTCTAGCTATGACTTCCATTGCTTCTTGTGGATTTAGACCCATGTCTATAAGCATACGCACTTTGTCTACATCGCTTAAATCGGCTGCAGCCATTTCACTATCCATACCCATATCAAGATTAGCTGGTATGTTTTCTCTAGCCATTGCACCTTCTAGCGATTGCAATTCTTCTACTGTAGGTGTTGCTCCAGTTCTTTGACGCATATCCATTTCGCTATCAGACATTGATCTTTGACTTGGCATTTTTGATATAAATCTAGCCATATCTCCTTCAAGTCCTGGTACTCTATTAACTGGTGTGTTTACTGGGTTTCCTGTTACTGAATCAACATACTCACCCGATGGGGTTATTACTATTGGCATTTTCGTTAATCTCCTGTTGTAGTTTTATGGCGTTCTTTTCTCTCTCTATTTGCAAGTCTAGTTCTAGCTTTGCTACTTTGGCTTGTAAGTCTGCTTGTAGCTTGGCTTGTTCTATTTGCAAATCTTGCTTTGCTTCTGCTTCACTTATCGCAAGTTTCTGTTGTGCTTTAGCTTGGTCGGCTTGTATCTGCACCTCTGTTCTTGCTTTTAATGCGTCAGCTTCTAATTTTGCTAATTGTGCTGCATATTGCAGTGGATTGTTTTGTTGTTGTTGTTGTTGTTGTCTCTGCATCATTTGTGCTAGTGGAGCAATCGCATCCATTTCTGGTGACTTAGCTACAACTTCTGCTGCTCTTTGACTTATCATCATGTCTAGTTGTGGATCAATATCCTCAAATCTAAATTTAGGATCACGCAAGTTTGGTAACATAGGTAATGCCATACCAATACCAGCTTCCATCTTTTGTCTATACAGTAAGGCAATATGCTCTGCTATGTGTGCAATGAGCAGAGGTTGCATACCTGCGGCTCCAGGGTTTCCAGCTAGTGATGGGTCTTGTGCAAATTGTAAGTGAACTGCTATATGACTTTCGTGATCTTGTTCTGGAAATGCCCTAATAGATTTACCATACATCAATGACATATTCTCTGATACTGGATCAATTCGTGATGCTTCGTCTGGCTTCTTTAGTATTTCGTCTATGTTATTTATGCGTATGGCTTCATACATTCTCTTATGAGCTTCATATACATCATGCAGTTGTGGTGATTGTTGTGACATTTGTAAGACTGCTTGAGCTTGTGCGATACGTTGTGCAGTGCTGAATATATTAGGGTCACTGACTGGTATTACGTCTATTCTGCTATCAAAGTCTTTTGCAAATATTGTTTGACTTGTGCCACCTATAGAAAATTGAAAAGATTCGGGTAAATATTCTGCATTTAATTTAGATAATAATTTAAATTCTTGCCCTTGTGAGTAGTGCAATCTTTTGTGTATGGCACTGAATGACTTGCTACCTTGTTCAATTAACGCAACAGTAGACCCAACGGGAGCATTTGGATTTACATCGCCTACATTTAGATCGGCTGTACTAGCAAACCTTCTTCCTGCATCTGTTATGGCAGTCATCAAGTTGAACAAGGTATTGGATGGCTCTTTAAATGGTAAGGGCATAATAGCCTTGTTTACATCATCTACTGTAGCATCTAGATCAGCAAACTCTCCTGGGTTGATCTGTAACTCACCTCCAGTAACTCTGCCTTTTAATTTAAAACCACCTTGCATATTAGCGAAAGCAGCACTATCCAATAAAGCTCTAAGTGCTCCAGTTGCCGCCTTTCCTAATCCACCTATCATATGGAAAAGTCCAAAGCCATAGAAGCCAGTTCCTGGTAAAAACTTATAGCTTACAAACCAATCACGCCTTTTTTGTTGTTCATCTTCTTCATTCCAATTACGTCTTACACTTACTATAGCTTCTGAATCATAATCAATTGTAACTACATAAGGTAATGAAACTAGGTTTTCTTCATCCTCATTACCACCATCTATGCCATCAAAGGTTTGGTAACTGTGCACCTCAAGTAATGTCATCATCTCGTCACTACTATCACCATAAGGATCAACGCCTTCTATCTCGCTTCCTATATCTCCACTTGGGTCAATGTCATCCCCATTATATTTACTTGGTAAGTAAAACCCAGCCTTAACATATTTATTAAAATCGTTTTTAGGCATACGAATTATGTGTGTGTATCTATTAGATGTGTATAAGTCTTTACTCTCTGGTGAAACTACAAAGTCCTCTGCTTTCACGAATTGAGAACATTGCCTATCTAAGTTAGCATCCCACCAAACTTTTTTGAATGTATGTCCAACAAGTGGTAGCTGAAATAACATCTGATCTAAATCTGGAAAGTATTCTGGCATCTCTTGTGTAATCTGATAATTCATAAAATCTTTTACACGCCTAGCTTGTTCTTCTACTTCTTCACTAGGATCACCAACTATAACTGTCTTTACTGGCCCGCCACTTGGATATAATTCTGCAATCGCTTTTGCATTAAATTGTGTTGCTGCTTCTGCAATCATAGGATGGACTACATTACTTAGTCCTCTAGTTGCCCTTTGGTTTTCTTCTTCTTCTTGACCACCATGTGTGTCAACTGTTTCTAGTCCTTGCTTATATCTGTATTCCCAATCTGATCTAGCTTCTTTATCTGCTTCATAACTGCTGATAAGATCACTAGCTATCTTAATTAATTCTTTTGCATCTATTTGTTCAGCTAGGTTTTCATCAAAGTCGCTTTGCGTTTCTTCTACAACGTCTAATGAAGGATCGCCAACTAAGACTTCGTTGTTACCTATATCTTCTATTTCAAAGGTATCTGAAGGCATTGCGTCTGCAAATGGAATTACTTGTGGTTCTCTAGCCATATATAGTCATCCTTCTTTCTTCCATTTGATCATCATCGTCATAATCAGTAGAATGTGTGATAAACCAACCTTTTCTTAATCTTAGCCAAGCCTGTGTACAAGTGTCAACTATATCATCATTATCTCCCATTGGAAAGGCTGAACATATGTCAATTAAATTTTTTGCCCATTTTTTTCCTTGTGGATAAAATATTCTGCCATCTTCTAGTAATGCAGAACTACTGTGTGCCCTAGCAATCTTGTCTCTATCTGGTGAATAAGCTAACACTGGAATCCCACCCATGCGTAAGTCTTGTAGTAAACTTTGACCACTAGCTTTCTTCTCTATCAAAACAGTGTCTGGTTGCCAGTCATCATATGCTTCTTGTGCAAGTTTCCTTAATTCTGGATACGTCACTCTGTCATACCACATCTCAACTACTATAGCATTGACTTGACCATTCATCTTGAAAATACCCCAAGTAGTTCTTGCACTGTAACTGCTAGTCTCTTTTGTACTAAACGCAGTATCATAACTCTGCACTAAATATTCTATCTCTGGCAGATCGTCTTTCTCCCAGGGAACCCACCACTCTGCTTTTAATATTCCACCACCTTTGGGCATAGGTCTCTGTTGCAACTGACCTGCACTTGCGTATGAACCCAAACTTTTTTCCAAAGTATGTAAAGTTTTTTCATCAATCCTCTTCTCCCACAACAACTCCCCTTCTTTTGTTCTAGGGTCTGTAAAGCCAAGTGATGACTTCGTTGGTGTTGGGTGTCCAATTTCATATCTTGCAGGTAAACACAGATGATCCCAAGCATTGTACTCATTCGCTAATATATGTCCAGTAAGGTCGTTCTCATGTACCCTCTGCATAATTATAATAAAGGCACCAGTTTTAGG